TGCGGTCTTTGTATTCTTGGGTCGACTTATCATCGAGATGAACTCGGCTATCGTTACGCTTCGATTTGTCAACGCTGCGAGATGACTCGACGACGACTCGACAAGCTTAATCGTTTACAGCTACCGCCGGACGCTTATGATATGCACTTCGGCAAATACGAATATGATTCTCAAGAGCTACAAGAAAAAGTTCGAGGACTTATGCGATGGATCAGCTACGGAGACGAAGAGCAACCGAAGTCGCCATCGATTTATATTTATGGGACTCCCGGAAATGGAAAGACTTCGCTCTTGTACTGTTTAGCTAAAGAAGCAGTATTCAGCGATTTACGAGTAAAGTACATCACTCATAATCAAATGATTGAAGCAAGATACGCATCATTCAAAACAGAAAAGAATCCGGTCGATACTTGGCTCAATAATGTTGATCTATTGCTCTTTGACGAGCTTGGCGGAATCGGCGGAATGAATCGCAAAAAGCCCGACTGGCTTATGTCATTCAACGAAGAATTATATGGTTCAATGTATGAACGCTGGGAGTCCGGCGATCTTTCAATCGTTACGACGACGAACATGGCTCCCTTCGACTTCATGAAATCGATCGACAATAACGCAGCGATCCGATCTCGATTCGATGCAATGTTCAGAGAACCGATCAAGATGACCGGGAAAGATCGTCGTCGGCCGGAGACTGACTTTCAACACTGGTATAAGAGATAAGCAATGAACAGACGAGAAGAGATAAGACAGCTATTAAAGCAAACGACTGATCTCGAAGAACGAAAGCTTTTACAAGCTGAAGAACGAGAGATTTATCGTCAAGAGCGAAAGAATTATTATCAAGAGCATTATCAAGCGAATCAAGACAAGGTCAAAATCAGCTATCTTAAAAAGCGAATACAGCAATTAAAAGATCAATCGATAAGAGACGAAGCTGATCGTCGATACTATGCTTATAAGCTAAAACAATATCGAGCGAGTAAGAAATGATAAAAGCAAACGAAACTCCGGCGGAACGAGAAAAGCGTTTACAATATCATCGTGAGTATGATCGCCAACGACAAGCGAACGAGACTCCCGAGCAAAGAGAGAAGCGTTTAAAATATATGCGTCAATATAATAGAAAACGACGAGCGAACGAGACTCCCGAGCAAAGAGAGAAGCGTTTAGAATATGGCCGAAAGTGGTATGAGGAAAACAAATGATAATTAAGCGCGAAGCTCGAGAAGTCGTTTTACGCTGTAATCAATTTATATCCGGATTCGGATATTGGATATTCGAACCGAAATCAGGCCGAATCGAAGTATTAGAGCGAATGACTGATACAGACTATCATTCCGATTTCTGCGAGTATCGGATTCGGATCATGCCCGGTTCGTCATTATCTCATAAGCTCATTAACGAGACAGGAGTCGTCGACGAGTATATTTATTTCAATCCTGATCAGTCCACAAACGAAACGAAATCGATTGAACAAAGCGGAAAGCGAATGAGCTTCGCTAAGATTATCAGTTGACTCCATTCATGAGCTGAAGTAAATTCAATCTCCCGGCGCATGATTTGTTTGATTTTAGTGAACATATTATCTCTTAACTATTTTTTTAACATTTTGAAGTCGCCGGCTTTTTTTTACTTGCTGAATACAAGCGATCAATCTACTCTGATCAAGCGAATTTAAAGCTGTGGAGATTCGCTCGTTTAACCTTCTTCTGTCCTAACTTAAAAAAAGTTGAAGAAGGTTAAACTTTTGTTTGATTATTCTTAAAACTTAACTTAACTTAATCAAGCGACGACGAAGATCGACTTGAGACTCTTTCTTTTATCTAAATTAGATCGTCGTCGTTTTTTAAAGGAGTTAAATAAATGAATCGATATGTTAGCTTATATCTAAAAGTCGAAACGATCGACGAACTGGATCAAATCGCTAAGACTCAAAACACTAGTCGAAATAAAGTCGCTCGAGAGCTGATCAATTATGCTCTTGATATATATAACAAACATTCAACCGGAAAAGCTGAATCAATCCAGCTTAGATACACTTTGCAAAATGCGGATGATAAATGAATAAAATATTACTTGTCGGACATGTCGGCCGAGATGCCGAATTTAGAACTAGCACTTCGAATCCTTATTGCATTTTAGCTCTTGCGACGAATGAAAACTATCAAGATAAATTCGGGCAGTGGAAAAGCGAAACGGACTGGCATCGCGTCAAGATCATCGGCCGAAATGCCGAGAGAGCAGCGTCGACGATCAAAAAGGGAGATATGATCATGATCGAAGGAAAGATCGAGTCCTATCAACATGAAAACAAAACAATAATGGAAGTAAAAGCGTTTAACTTTAAGAACTTCTCGAAAGCTTCAAACGATAATTAAAACGATCCTCCGCCGCACAGGATGGAGTCAGACACGACGAAGGAAAGTCATAATGAACGAATCAACTAATAACATCATGAGAACTTTAAATCAATATCCGGGATTAAGCTTGTTTGAAAAACCAAGCCCAGTTGAAGAATATGGCAAAGCAAAAGTCTTTGATCATTATGAAATGCAAAAGATCAGGACATTAAAACAGCAAAAAAAGAATAATGCCGAAATCGCCAAAGAGTTCGGTTTTAGTCAGTGGGTATTTTACAACATTCGAATCGACACTAATCATCCGAATCATAAAGAAATGGTTGATATCTTCGGCAAGGTTAAACGACAAAACAAGACTGTCGAATCAATATCAATTCAGCATGATGACCAACTTCAACAAATCGCATTCAACTTTTTTATGAGTTATATTATGTCAGAAAAATCCAAACTTAACGCGCGAGAAAAGCTTTGCGCTCAACTTTATAAACAGCTCCGACTTGATAATGAAAAAGAGCCGCTGCATGGCGAAACGCTTGCATTATATAATTCGATTACTAATGAACTGATTCAAATAGCAAAGAAACATTATGAAGAAGCAAACGAAGAAACAAACGAAACAAACAACAGCGAAAAAGCCCGGTCGGAAAACTAAAAAGATTCCGAAGTATATCGATCCGCTTCTCGATAATCTTAGAGCCGGTTTGCCGATTCATGTTGCTGCAAGTCAGGCCGGCTTAACCGCTCGGACTGTTCATCGATGGACTGTCGAAGATGAAGCTTTTGCTGAAGAGTATCAAGCTGCCATCGATTACAGTGAAGCAACTTTACTCGCTGAAGTTCGACGACTCGGAAATCTTAAAGAGGACTGGAGAGCTCCGCTTGCGATACTTGAACGACGATTTCCGGAGCGATGGTCGCTTAAGCGTGATATCGATGTCAAAGTCGCTAAATCAAACGATGGTTCTGAACTCGTCGCTTCAATGCTTGCACAAGCGACCGCAGCTTTGACAAATGAAACGATAGAACAAGACGACATAGAATCAAATGACGATTGAACTAAACGAATTACAAGCTCAAATCATCGGCCGAATTATTCGCAAAGATAAGATCATATCGGCTCGTTGCGGATGGGGATCAGGCAAAACTTCAGCTCTTGTATTCTCCATTCTCACAGTCGCTAAGATCAGGCCGGGCACTTCGATTCTTTTAGTCACTGATACCGCTCCGAGATATCGATCAGTCTTGATGCCTGAAATCGAGAAATGGCTTGCTCCGCTCGGCTGGACTTATTCACATACACAACAAGTTTGGACTGATCCACATACGAATTCGTCCGTTTGGTGTCGTTCGTATTATCGACCGGGTACAAGAGATTCGACGCACAATCCACTTGAAGGTTTGAACATTACAAGCGGAGTATGCTTGATCGATGAATGTCAGACTCTTGAAGCCGAAGTCGCTCATAAAGCACTTGGTCGCTTAAGAGCCGGTGAATCTCCGATCATGATCTTAGTCGGACTTCCGGTCGCTTCGGCTTGGTGGGTAAGCATGAGCGAACAAGCCGGTTTTAATCCGCTTCTTTTCACTTCGTATGTGAATCAACAAAACTTAAGCGACGACTGGTTCGAAGCGACTAAACTGCTTCCGGCCGAAGAGCGTGAAGCGATGGTCATGAACAAGCCGAAGCCTCCGACCGGTTTAGTTTATAATGAGTTCACCGAATCACATGTCATAGATAACTGGCAATATGAAGAAAGCATGACCGGCCGAATAGCGATAGACTGGGGATTTCGAAAGCCGAGCGTCTTGATCATCGTACACGACGAACGATTACAAGCGTCCATTATTTGCGCTGAACTGAATCCGAAAGAAGTGACAGTCTCCGAACTCGCTCGAATGATTACCGCTATCGCTTGGCCGAGAGATTTAAAAGATAAAGCTCCATCGGCTCGGATATGGCTCGATACCGGAGTCGCTGATAAAGCCGGAGCAGCGAGAAACGATCAAACCGGAGCGAGTGCGTTTAGAGCGATGCGATCCGCTCCGCCGACCGGCTTAGGACTTGCGCTTAGGCATACTACCGATCCGATCCGAACCGACATATTAAACGGAGTCCAACGATTAAAACGAGCTTTCACAAATCGCCGATATTTAATCACTCGGGAAGTTTGGGAGCGTGGCGAAAGAGCGACCGGGAATTCTCTTCGAAAAGCTTTACTTTCGTATGCTTGGGATAAAAGCGAAAAGCCGGTAAAAGATGGCCGAGAAGATCCGCTTGACGCTTTGCGCTATGACTGTATCGTTTTTAATTGGAACGATACAACAGTCGATAAGCGTCGCTATTCATCTCGAGCTTCGACAACCGAAAAAGTAAATCGTCGAGTGCAAGTCGGCGGAGGAAAAACAAGGAGTTTTTAGTGAATTTTAAATATCAAAGCGAAGTCAAATTGATCGATTCGATGGGTAGCGACAAAAGAGTCGTCGACGCCGCAAGAGTCTCGTTCCTGAAAGATGATTATTTATCATCAACGCTAAACGATCAAGATCAAAAGTTGATCAAGTATCTTGCTTCTCATAATCATACTTCGCCTTTCGAACATACTTCGGCGACTTTCTTGATCGAGACTCCGATCTTTGTCGCTCGTCAAATTATGCGTCATCGGACTTTTTCTTATAACGAAGTAAGTCGGAGGTATACGAGCGATTCAATCTCGATCTGGCTACCGAGCAAGCTTCGAGGACAAGCGAAGATCAATCGACAATGCAGCGAAGGCGAAATCGACGAAGAGGATCAAAGCAAAGTGATCATTGAAAAGGCGATGACTTATGCTCTGTCTAGTTATTATACGCTAATCGAATCCGGAGTATCGAGGGAACTCGCTCGAACTGTATTGCCACAAGGTACGATAACGACTTTCTATATGACCGGAAACTTGATGAACTGGATTAAGTTCTTAAAGCTTCGAGATCATGAGGGAGCGCAACCGGAAACGATCGAGGTAGCCAAAGCGATCAAGAAAAGCTTGCTCGAATTATTTCCGATTTCGATGAACGCTTATTTCAGTTAGTTTTTGTAAAGGAAAGCCTTCTTTGTAAGTGTTAGATTCAAGCTCGTCGCAATTTCATTCAGGCTCTTAGCTTGACTATTGTAAGTCGATATCTCGTTCGATTTGCGACCATCAAGAGCGAGATACTCTTTTAGCTTTTGATTATCTATCAATGCTTGTTTTAATCGCTCCTCATCTTGTTGATCAAGATACATACATATTAAAAGCGCAAGCGGTTCATTTTGTAGTAATTCACCTTCTTCAACCGATCTTTTTAATGCTTGGGATAAAGGATCATCAGTCTCTAAAAGCCTTCTGAATGTTCGAGGACTTAACTTGAATATATCTTCTGAAATTCGTTTTCGTGAACTACCTGAAGCCAAAGCGATACGAGATTTTTTTATTCGATCTCCTGTAATGACTTTTAAACCATGTAAAGCCGGTCGACCGCGTTTTTTATTCATAGATGAATCCTTATTTCAACTAGATAAAAAAAAGACCGCTCGAAAGCGATCTTTATCGAAATGACTTTCGTCTTGTTGGGCAAATTAAAACTTAAGTTATATCGATAACAGAGCATTAACAGACTAAACGAGCGAAGAGCAAGTCGTTTGATTAACTTTTTTATTTAACTGAAAAGGTT